CATTAAAGAAGTAGATGATCATTTATTAGAACTTTTCCCAAAAGCTCAAGAAGCAAGAGTAGGAGATGCTATTTTAGAGTTATTTAAGCGTAGAGAGAATATAGATATATTCAATAAGAAAGCACTTTTTATTTATATAAAGGAGATTACAGATGCTCCTACTCCTGTCATTACCAAGGTGATAAAGGTATTAAAAGAGATTTATAAGGAAATGTTAAATGATTATTTAGAGAAAGGAACTGAATTTGACATTTTCTCTCGCTAGATATTTATTTAAAATGTTACTATGAATCTTGATTTTGAATTATATGACGGAAAGAAGTACTCTGATTTAGTACAGGACGTAATTAAGAATCACAAAAGTAAGCAATCTCAAATTAAAACCTTAATAGGACAGCTTACTGATATGGTAGATGATGCTGGTACTGCTGTTATTATGGTACCTTTGATTAAGGAGTATTTAGAGATAGATGTTAAGAATGATGATGCTCTTGTAAAGTTAGCTTCTATATTACAAAAAGGTGGCCAAGCTAGTAAAGAAGGAGAGGGAGGACTTAGTGATAAAGATCTTGAATTGTTGTTTAGCGACATTCAAAAATATACTGTAGAAGATCTTCCAGAAATTAACGTAAAAGAATTACCTTCTAGCAAATAATATGGCAACCAGTCTTAATACCACGTATGAACAATCGATAAAGTCTCCAGATGCTAGATCTGCTAGACCTAAAACTCCCTATATTATAGGTAGAGTTGTTAGTGTAGTTCAAGGCCCTAGTATTGAAGGAACAAGACTTAACGATCCTGATTATCGAAATCCAAGCGATCTTGGTAAGATAAGATACGAATTAATACAAGGTAACCAAGGTTCATCTCTAAGTAGTAGAGGTAACCCTCTTGCAAAACCTTTTTATTCTTCTTTCAAACAGCTACCGGTAGTAGGAGAAATAGTTTTAATATTTCCTGGTCCAAGTACTAGACTAAATGCTAATAAAGACGAACAGGATTACTACTACTTACCTGCTTTTAATCTTTGGAGTGCAAGTCACCATAATGCCTTTCCTAACTTAAACGATTATGCTGCTTACTCAAATAAAGTAAACAGTTCTTATCAACAAGCCTCTAACCTTAATCAGACCACTAATCTATCTACAAGTGCTTCTGTAAACTTCCCGTTAGGTAATGGATTTCCTGAAAAATCAGATATAAAGCCTTTACGTTTATTTACAGGCGATGTTACAGTAGAAGGTAGATGGGGTAATTCTATAAGATTTAGTTCAACAACAGAAGATAAAAAAGCAAACAACTGGTCAGCTACCGGTAGTTTAGGTAGTCCTATTCTTATCATTAGAAACGGACAAGGGCCTCAAGCTGCTAAAGTAGGTTATGTTCCTACAGTAGAAAATATAAACAGAGACCCGTCTTCTATTTATTTAACTAACGGACAGCAGATAGTAATAGACGATATTAATAATAACTTTAGCTTAGCTAGCCTTGGAGTTAGTCTGGCTAATACTGTTACTGTTTCTATTCCAATTCAACAGCAATTAACAAGTATTGATACGATTTCACCTGCTGCACAGGATCAGCGTATTAGTAATAGTAATAAATAAAAATGTATACACCTCAATTTCCATATTTAGGTAATCAAGTGATTATAACATCAGGAAGAGTTACACACCATTCTTACGATGACTTTATTTTCATGTTCGGTAAAAAAGGTGTAGCAATTTCTTCTCCTTCTACATTTACTGTAGATGCTAATGAAAAGACAGCTATAGCTTCTCCTAGAATTGAGTTAGGGTATCAAGCAATTGAACCTGTACTTTTAGGAAGAACAACAGCAGTACAGTTAGGATTTTTATTAGAAGCTTTAAGTAATTTTAGTACTGCTATTAGTAATTTTTCTAGTGAAGAACCGGAAGTTGCAGTTGCTGAAATATTACAAACAAGTGTAGTATTAGCTGATACAGCTAAGACTGTTAAAGCACAATTAGAAACTAAATGCTTATCTCAAAACACATACACTAAGTAATGAGTGCAAGTACAGTAGCAACATCGATAGGCAAGTTAGTTAATAATTCATCTAAACTACTTGGAACTCTTCAAATAGGAGTTAATAAAGTATTATGGGGTCAAGCTAATACACAACCTAAACAGACTGTAAGCTATGACACTAAAACTGGTAATCTTGCCTATAAAGTTGAAACACCTTCTAATACTCAGCCACCAACAGGTAATCTAGTTACTTCAGGATTATTTAACGCTTTAGATGCTTTAAACTCAGTAGATTTATGTAATGTAATTTCTTATGCTACCGATCAAATAAACGTTAAGAAGAAAAAACGTCCTGAAAAACCTTGGACAGCGGCACAAACTGCTTTATATACTGTACAGGATCAAGCAGCATTAGTTCAAAATTTTATAGATAAGTACACTGCTTATCCTAACGTATTTATTGGATCTTACTTAGGTGTAGGACCAAATGCAGTACCTCCTGAACAAGCTGTATCTCAGTCTAATGCACCAGTAGAAGGCGGTACTCAAGCACAGAAGTATAATATGTTCTTCTTAATGCAAGCCATTAAAGAAGCATTTACCTTTGGAGGTCCTAATTCTTTACTTACAGCAGAAGATGCAACTTTATTAAGTACTGTTCCTGGCCTTGGAGGTAATTTAAATATTATCGATGATTTTATTGGTACAATTAATAAGTATAGTGACTATAGACAGATACCTAATGAAGATTTACAGAAGATTATAAACAAAATAAACGTTATTCGTTCTGTATGTGTCACTATTCAAAACCTAGACTTTAAGAGTGCTTTAGCACTTGCAGGTAACTTCTTAGGTAAAGATATTAGAGCAGAGATACAGAAATTAAATAAATACGTAGATGTTACAAAGATTATACCTACGTTAAAACAGATTAATTCTGCTCTTAGATCTTTTATTAAAATTGCACAACAAGTACAAGGTATACTATCTTTAGGACAGTTTATTATTAAACTCGCTTTACTATTCTACAAAGTATTTAAGTTTATAATTAACTTCTTCTCTCTTCTTTTAATACCGATGATCTTTAGTACAGCAGGTGCTCAAACTAATGTTCAAGACCTTAAAGATAAAGCAAAAGCTGAAACAGACGGTATACAGAGATTACTGAAAGCAATTAACGGACTACTTTCTGTAGTAGTTAGTTTCATAAGATATTTGTTAGCTAATACTAATGAACTTCTAATAAGATTAGATTTATTGCTTACACAACTTGAAGGATGTGAGGCAGTAAAAGACTCTGAAGTAATTCTAGAACTTAAAAAAACAAGAGAAGACTTAGTTGCTTTACGTGAACAATTAGGTACCTACATTACTCAATATGATTCTAAAACAAACCCTGATACGGCTACTTTCGGAGAATATGATATAAGAGTAGTAGACGAAGAGTTAACAGAAAAGACTATTGTAAATAAACGTAGAAGAGGTATTGCTTTAGATCAAAGAGGTAATATTGTTGCTCAATCAGATCTTACTTTCGCTACTAATTCTGCAGTAATTATACAAGAGGTTAAGCAAAAATTAATAGCTCTAGGATTAGTACAAGGAAAGCTAAGTCAAGCAAATTCTGCTACTTTAGCACTTATTAGCGATTCGTTAAATTATTTAGATAGCAACGACGTACTTCAAGATGATTTAAATATTCAAACACCAGATCTAGAAGCTACAGATAACTTAGATGAAAATCAAGGATTAGGATTAAATGCATTTGTAAATAACTTAAAAGGCGGTAAGAGATTGAGACAGAGAACTAGAAATGCAGTAGCTGCTCAAACTGCTCAAGTAAAAACTCAAGTTGCTAACGAAGTTAGTACTTCTAAACAAACTTTAAAAACAAGTTCTTAAAATATTTATAACATATGGAAAAATTAGATTCACTTAGAAAAATTATACGCGAAGAGGTTAGAGCTGTATTCCAACAGGAATTAGCTGGAATCTTGAAAGAAGCTATTCTAGTCAATAAGAATCAACCAGTTATGACCGAATCAGCTAAGCCTAAAAGCGTTGCAACACCGCCTGCTACTTTAAACAGAGCAGCTCCAAGACCAGTAGCTCCAGTATTAGGTGCTGGAAATCCTCTAAACAGCTTACTTGCAGAGACTGCTCAGTCTATGACAATGGATGATTTTTCAGGATTTGGAGGTGAAGCAGTTGAAAAAGATGTTCCTGTTGTAGAATCAGTAGGAGACATGTTTGCATCTGCAAAAGGACGTTCTAGCGTAGAAGCAATTCAAATTAATGCAGTTCCGGATTTTACAGGATTGATGGCTAAAATGAAAGCAAACGGCGAAATTTAATGGCATATAACTTAAAGCAAATAAACGTACTTGATTTAAAGCCTTCTACAGGTATCGGAGTTGCTTTGCCATTTAGCACACCAGCGGTTTTTCAAACAGTCTATTCTACAAAAGAGCAGTTAAAGTATAATATTATAAATTTCCTGCTTACAAATAAACGCGAAAGGTTATATAATCCTTCTTATGGAGCAAATCTAAGAGCAGAGTTATTTGAACAAATAACAGTTGATACAGCAGATGATATAGAGTTGCAAATAAGAGCTGGTATAGAGAACTACTTTCCAAACGTTGTAATTACCCAATTAACGTTCGATCCTAGACCAGATGAAAACTTATTAACAGTTCAGTTTTCTTATAATATTAAAAATACTGGAGAATCAGATAATATAATAATCGAGTTAAATGGCTAACAAAGACATAAAATATTTAAATAAAGACTTTAATAGTTTTAGGGAAGCCTTAATTGAGTACGCAAAGACGTACTACCCTAATAACTATAATGACTTCTCTACATCATCTCCTGGTACTATGTTTATCGAGATGGCTTCTTATGTTGGAGACGTTCTATCTTTCTATTTAGATAACCAAGTACAGGAGAACTTCTTAGAGTACGCAAAACAAACTAACAACTTATTTGCCTTAGCTTACATGCTAGGTTACAGACCAAAAGTAACTTCTGCAGCTATTACAACTTTAGATGTTTATCAACAAGTACCTGCTTCTGGTTCTTCTTATGAACCTGATTTTGATTATGCTATGACTATAGCAGAAGGTATGCAAGTTAGATCTAATATCAATACTACAAACTACTTCTACTGTCCAAATCCAGTTAACTTTAATTTATCTTCTTCTGTTGATCCTACAGAAGTATCTGTTTATACTACAGTTGGAGGTAATCCAAACACTTACTTATTAAAGAAATCTACACAAGCATTATCTGGCCAAGTTAAAACAACTACTTTAAACTTTGGTACTGCAGAGAGATTTCCAATAAGAACTATTCAAGATGGTAACATTATCGAAATACTAAGCGTGTATGATGATAACGGCAATAGATGGTACGAAGTTCCTTACTTAGCTCAAGACTTTATTTTAAATCCTGTTGCAAATACTGCATTAGCTTACCCTCAATTATATCAAGAAGCTAACCAAGTTCCTTACATTTTAGAAAGATTAGCAGTACCTAGAAGATTTGTTTCTAGATTTACTTCTAATGCTATCTTAGAATTAGAGTTTGGTGCCGGTATTTCTGCCGTATCTGGTTCTATTCCTAATCCATTTAATGTAGGTATAGGTACAGTAAACGGAATCGATTTATTAAATACTGCTTACGATCCTACAAACTTTGTAGTTAACGATTCTTATGGTATTGCTCCTTCTAATACAACTTTAACAGTTACTTACTTAGTAGGCGGTGGTGCTACTGCAAACGTTAACGTAAACGAATTAACTAATGTAGTTTCTGCCGTTTCAACATTTGAGAATCCTGTTAACCCTACTACAGCAGCTAGTATTCAAGGTACTATTGTTACCAATAATGCTATTCAAGCAGTAGGTGGAGGAGATGGCGACACACCAGATACTATTAGATATAATACACTTGCTAAGTTTCCTTCTCAGATGAGAGCGGTAACACAACAAGATTACTTAGGTACTGTTTTAGGTATGCCACCAAAGTTTGGTCAAGTAGCTAAAGCTTATGTTACCAAGGATTCTGCTACTTTTGCACAATACTTAATTAACGAGCCGGGAGAAAGAGATCCTTTAGCGACTTCAATCTACTTGTTAAGCTACAATACAGACGGTACTTTTACAACTCCTGGTCCTGCTTTATATCAAAACATTCAAACTTATTTAGAAGATTATAGAATGTTGACTGATACTATCATCTTAAAACCTGCGTACATTATTAATATCCAGGTGAATTTCGATGTTATTTTAAGACCTGGATATACTTCAAGAGAAGTATTAGCTCTTTGTCTTGAACTTCTAAAGGGGTATTTTAGTAGAAGTGTATGGCAGATTAATCAACCAATCATACTTTCTGAAATCTATACTCTATTAGATCAAGTAGCTGGAGTACAAACAGTACAGAAAGTTACTATAAATAACTTAGCGGGTACTTCAAGAGGTTATTCACAGTATAGTTATGACATACCAGGTGCAACTTTGAACGGTGTTATTTATCCTTCATTAGATCCAAGTATCTTTGAGGTTAAATATCCTGATTCAGATATTCAAGGACGCGTAGTAACAATGTAATAAAATGGCAGTATATAACATATTCGCATCTGCTGATGCAACGATTTACTCTAGATACCCGATAAAGAATACCGGTAGAGATCCTATATTAGAAGTGTCTGTAAAGAATTCTCAAGATGGAGTTAGATTCTTATCTAGAACTCCTTTAACAGATAATCCTTACTATAACTACGATTTAGCTGCAGATAGTAATGCATCTAACTACGGTGCTTATTTTCCTGGAGAAGATATTAGAAGATCTTTATTACAGTTCTCAGATGCTGATATAAGAAAATTATATACCTTTGCATCACAGTCGGTAAGTAGTTCTTACGAAGCTAGCTTAAGACTTTACCTTGCATCTGCACAGAATTTAAATACAACATATTCAATTGACGTATATCCTGTCTCTCACTCTTGGGTAATGGGTACTGGTCAATATGCACAAACACCTCAATCTACAAACGGAGTATCTTGGTTATATACAGGACCTTCTGGAAGCTCTCCTATATGGACTGAGAACGGATTTTATTGGGGTAACGATAATTTACCTACATGGGAGAGTGCTAGCTACCAATGGACTTTTGTGCCAAGTGCATCTACAAACTTCTACATTACAGGAGGAGGTTCTTGGTATGATGAATTAGGAGACGCTCAGTACTTTGACTACATGTCTAACAAAGATATTAATGTAGACATTACTAATATACTATCTAATTGGTTCTCTGGTTCAGTTCCTAACTACGGTGTAATCGTTAAACATCCACAAGTAGTAGAAGAAGATCCTAATGCCTTTGTAGATCTTAAGTTTTTCTCTGTAGATACACATACTATCTACCCACCAACTATTCAGTTTAAGTGGGATGATAGTTACTACTATCCACAAAGTACTCACTACGTGTTAACAGATCAAGTTACTATTACATTAGCTAACAATCCTGGTCAATTCACACAAGGTGAAGTATATAAAATGAGATTATCTACTAGATACACTTACCCTCCAAGACAGTTCACTACATCTTCAGTATACTTAACTAACTTAATTTTATCTGAAAAGACATACTGGGCTTTACAAGATGTTAAGACAGGAGAAATGGTAGTAGATTTTGATGAAAACTATACAAAGTTAAGCTGTGATAGCGTTGGTAACTACTTTACTCTTTACACTAGTGGTTTAGAAATTGGTAGATATTATCGTTTAATGGTTAAGACAAGCATATTCTCAACCACTTTCGGTCCCCTTTCAGTATATGATAACGAGCAATCTATCTACAACGCATTATCTTTATATGGAACTGATGACTTAAAGCTATTACCTGCTGAGGAAGTTGTATATAGTGGTCAAAACTTAGTATTTAAAATTGTAGCATAATGTCACAAGAGGTTAAATTAGTAAAAGAGGTTTATGGGCGTAATACTTACACAAGAGTTATAGATACTTCATTTAGTGAATTATACACTCCTGTAACTGCATCCACAGCACCAAACACACAATTAACTGTAGAACTCTTTTTTGACGCTTATAATGACCTGTTTTTCCAAATACCTGCTACTGGAGATATAAATTCTCACGAGTACCTAGTAAAAAGAAGTACAGAATATTTAGGCGGAGGAGTTTTATCTGATAACGAAAAGGCTTATATTGAAGAGATAAACTCTTTAAGACAGCAGTTATTAGAAGCAAATACAAACTATTTGAATTTAAATAATATAGTATAATGGAAGTAGTAGACGTAAAGTATATAGGATCTAATGACCAGTATCAAACATATTCTCCGCAGGATATGTCTTTGATTAATACTGTTACGGTTACAGGTACGTACGGTGCACCAAGCGACTATATTGAATATTTTATTAAGGACTTAAATGGTACTGTTTTAAGTAGTAACTACTATGCTAGTCAATATACTATCGGTAGTAATTTAAATCCTACTAACGGTATTACAACTCAAATCTACTTAGACCCTGAAAAAGATGCAAGAACTGCAGGTTATAACAGAGGTTCAGTAAATTTAAAGTATAACTTTTTCTCAAAACAACTTGCTTCTTCTCCAAATCCAACAGAGAATTTCTGGATTAAAGAGATTTCTACTTCAAGAACAGAGGTAAAAGCTGCAAGACAAGACTTATCTAATACACAATTATCATCTGCATTTACAGTATTTAATGCTGTACTTGCTGCCGATCCTTACTATCCTTCTTTCTATTTGAACTTTGGTTCAGATATTCAAGTTATTGCAATTAATGCAGTATACGTAGAAGAAGAAGGAAGCGGATATGTAATTTTTAAATTATACGAACCATTACCTATTGAGTTTGACACTAAGTCAACTTTCTGGGTTGTTACTGAAGTAGCAGATCCTGCTGAATTTAATGTTGCAGTTAATGTTACTCCAGAAACTGTATTAGATTCTACACCAGTACAAGGTCCAAACTTTAAAATACCGGTAAAAGATAAAATAAATCAGACTACACCTTATTACAATTATACTAACCTCTTATTAACCTCTGTAACATCTTCTTATCAACAGTTAAAGTCTTTGATGCAAGAAAAAGGCATTCAAATTAACGTTGATTATAGTGATTTTTCGAACTTTATACACTTCTCTTCTGCTACAGAGAGATTATATAACTTCGTCTACAAACTACAACTTATTGAGTCTGCTTCTGTCGGCTTAACTGAAACTAATACAGATACAGCTAAAGTACTTTTACAAAAACAAATAGATAATACCATTACTAACTTTGATGGTTATGAGTATTATTTATACTTCAACTCCTCCTCAACAGCATGGCCTAAGCAAACAGAAACACAGCCTTACGAGTTGTATTCTGTAACTTCTTCTCAAGCTGTTAACTGGTTAGGTAGTACAGATATTACACCTAATGCAGCTACGATGAGTATGTATTTCTCTTCATCGTACTACGATGATCAGAATAAAGACTTATTAATACATTCTATACCAGGATATCTTTCAGAAGATCCTGCTAACACTCCATATCTTGTTTTCTTAAACATGATAGGACAGCATTTTGATAACATTTGGATTTACTTAAAGGACGTAACTAACCACTACTCTGCAGAAAATAATCCATTTGTAGGTATATCAATGGATCAAGTATCTGATGCATTAAGAAGCTTTGGTATACAGTTATACACTAATACAAGTATTACAGATAATATCTACTATTCTTTATTAGGTATTAATCAAACTGGATCTGCTTTACCTGTTACCTCTAGTGCTTATTCTACACCAGTAGAAGCTAGCAGTAGTTTATATCCTTTATCAGGTAGTAGTTATTTGAGTGCTTCTTTATTATTACCTCCATTTGCAGAAGAGAAGATTAACAAGTATGTTATTACCTTTATAACAGGATCTAACGGTCAAGCTTTTGAAACTTTACCTTCTTCACAAATACAAGACGAAGTTTATAAGCGTATTTATCACAATTTACCTTATTTGTTAAAGACAAGAGGTACAGAAAGAGGTGTAAAAGCTTTAGTAACTACATTTGGTATTCCTGATGATATTTTAAGTATACACGAGTACGGAGGTTATAATTACTATCAAGTACCGGGTATTCAAGAAATTAGTAATACAAGAATCTTAACAGGAAGTGTAGCAAGTATTTCAAGTAGTTTATTATCACCTTATACAACTACTCAATACTACGAATATACTTTAGAAAAGACCGCTAACGACGTAGAAGTAGCTTTCTCTCCTGCAGATTCTATCAACGCAAGTATTACTTCTTCAGGTTTTATTACCTCCTCTTTACAGCCAGGCTACTTCAATATTATGCAATATATTGGAGCACCTAACTTACAATATTCAAGTTCATATACACCACTTGTTGCTTTAGCTGACAATTATTTTGCTGCTGAATATACAAGCAAGTACAATGTTTGGGACTTTATTAGAGTGATAAAGTACTACAATAACTCTCTATTCAAAATGTTGAGAGATTGGGTACCTGCAAGAAGCTCTGCCGATACAGGTATTGTTATTAAGTCTCACATGCTTGAGAGAAACAAGTATCCAAGACACGAACCTACATTTGTACAATTAACAGGTTCAGCAAACTACGACTTATTAGCAGTAACAGGATCAAGTGGAGGTTCAGTAATAAAGAGCACTTCTTACATAGAAGCTATTCCGGTACAATACCAATCTAACTCAGTATATCTTTCAACTGCTCCAGGACTTGTATATGTAACTTCCTCCAATAATATACAGAAATTCACAGGGGAATTTAGTGGGAGTACTATCGTAACAGATGTTAATACCTTTACGCAAGATTCAATATCTTCCTACGTATATCCCTGGACTTCTTCTGTAGCTCCATCAGAACATGGCGGTACAAATATTATATTTACAACGTATTCTGTAAGCCCTGTTATTAATAACGTTACAGGAGCTGTTATATCTCAAAGATTTTTAGACTTAGACTTTAACGGTAGTCAACTTGTAGCAACTAACTACGGATTGGTTACACAGTCTTTATCTCAGAGCTTGGTAATTGGACCAATATCTCAGAGTTTACAACCTTATTCTCAGTACGCACAGTTACAAGATTATAACTATAACTTACCTTCAACAGTAGCTATTAGATATAGTGGATCTTATTTATCAGGATTATACTATAATACACAGAGTATTGGAGATATTTCTTACGGAACTGACCCTGTAATTAACTATTATAGTGATAAATTAGGATTCTTTACTCAAGTTCAGACAAGTTCTTTCTTACCTGGAAGAGTAAATGCTACATTAGGCTACCTTGCTGACGTATCTGGCGGTTTATTTGAGCTAAATCAGAACAATAAACACTGGACTGACGTTCAAAACATCTTTGTAGCCGGTACTACTTTGACTGTTAAGCAGTTTGATAACAAAAAATACAGTAATCAAGTTACTACAGACGGTATAAAAACCATTTATAACAGCGGATATTCTTATACTCCTCAATTATACTTCTTATCTGGATCTGATCAAAAGGTTTATTTCCAAGATAACGGAGGTACATCTGTAGGAACAGGCTTTACAGCGGTGAATAGCTTACTTGCTAATGCTTATATTAGTGGATCTTCAGGAGGCGGAGATGCATACCCTGTTACTTTGATAACACCAGCAACAAGAGTAGGATCTATTTACAGAATATTTAATAGTCAGACAGGTGGCGGAACAGGATTTACCGCCGGTACTTTAACTACTACACCGAGTTACATACCTACTGTCTCAGAAAACTTAGTATTTAACGCATCTTTCAATATTAATTTAGCATTTCAATCTGTTCCTCAAACTGGAGAATACACTTTCAGAATTATGAACGGATCTGATATATTAGCAAGTCAAGTACAGTCTTTTACTACTAGTACTAACCCTGCTACCAACGCTTCTGGTATAGCTACCACAAGTGGACCTGGAGTTTTAACTGGTCCAATATCAGGAACAAGCACTGTTACACTTACAGGACCTATTAACGTATATGTAAAAGCTACAACAGCAACAGTTACTTACGTTCCGGCTTATGGACAATACGTACTTTCATATAGCACTGCAGGAACTGCCGTACCTTACGGTATTGCAACTGGAGAAACAGTAGTATTTAAGCAGTATCAACCTACTTATTTAGGAAACCCAGTCGGAGGAACTGTATGGGCAGTATATTCTGATACTACTGCAGGACAATTATTCTTACAATGGGGTAATAGCGGCGGTAATAACGGATGGTTTCAAAGTTTTGATCCAGGAACTGCCGGTACAGATAATCTTACAGGAACTTTAAGCTTTAATTTAGCAACTATACCTCAATCTTTCAATTCTAGCGATAATATTACTTTCCAATTGACTCAAAGTCAGATGACTACTGCTAATTTTACTGCTAGTTTGAGTGCTGGTAGCTTAGCGGCGGTAGTTCAAACGAGTGCACAAGGTAACTATCCTTATGCAACTGCAAGTATATCATTAAATCCAAACGGATGGTATATTGATAATATCGTTACATCTTCTTTATTAAGCGATGCAAGTGATTTAACCTTTACTACTAACTTATCACAGTTTTTCCAATATCAACAAGTACCTGGTTTTATATCTGCTTCTAATGGAACTCAAGTAGCAATTACTAGTAGCTTGTATGCAGCTTATGGAGACATAAACTACACTTTAAATCCAGCATTTGGCGATAAATTAGTGATGAGCGATTTCGGAGGTAACATACAAGATTTAAACGTTGTAACTGCTTCTTACAGTTCAAGCACTAAGAAATTAAAAGTAACAGTAGCACCTCAAATTACAGGAGATTGGCAGACAAATCCTAAGTTAATCTACAGATTCTTGTTGTTAAAACGCTATGAGAATGAACAAAATGTGATTTTAACTTTCAATAAAGCACCTGGCCCAACTTCCTATGGATTTATCATACCAGATACTATTAATCCATCGGTGACTGCTAACATCAATGCTTTACAGGCTGCTGTACAATCACAATTATTATCAAACCAATCAATACCTTCTATTGATACCATAAATGGAGGAACTTTTAACTAATTCAAATATTTATAAAGAGAAAAACAGTAAAATATGGGATATTTAAATAATACGTCAGTTGTTGTAGACGCTATTTTAACCGACAAAGGAAGACAGTTGCTTGCACAAAACGACGGATCTTTCCAAATTACACAATTTTCATTGTCTGATGACGAGGTAGACTACACTTTGTACAACCCAAATCATCCTTCAGGCTCAGCTTTTTATGGCGAAGCTATTGAAAACATGCCAATTATTCAGGCTTTCCCTGAATCTAACGAAATTATGAAGTATAAGTTGATCACTTTACCAAGAGGAACAGCTAAACTTCCAGTAGTTACTGTTGGTTACTCAACAATCGTATTGAAGCAAGGTTCTTCACTTTCTCTTACACCTCAAACATTGAATTATTTGGGTGCAACTTCAACTTTCGAGCAATCTGGCTACGTTGCAACAATAGGAGACGTTAGAACAATGTCTGCATTCAACGGTGTCGGTATTAATACTCCAAATGCAACTGCATTAAACGCTACAGGCACAATTACAGTAGGTACAAACGTATCAAAAACTGTTATTGGTACTTCAATTAACTTAACAGCAACTACTGTAAATACATTGTTCGGTACTAATACGACTTTATACACAACATTAACTATTGTGGGTCGTGATTCAGGTGCGAGATTATTCATCCCAGTTCAAATTACTCAAGTAACACAATAAGAATATGTCATTCACACAATTAAATCCATCAGATTTCGTAGTTAGTTCCGATTCAGTAACAGCTCCAGCTTGGAGTTCTAACGTACCGGTACTTTCTTCTTTCTATACAGCTTCATTAGCAGCTACTACTACAATAAGTGCAGGTGCTTATTACTTAAATGTGTATCAAGCAGCAGTAGGAACAACATCAGCAGCAGTTCAATTTGCAATCGCTTATGGTAATGCACAGGGATCAGGTTCTAGATGGCTTAACGCTTTAGTACCAGGTGTATCTCCTTCATTAACTACCTACAATCAATATGCAACTTTAGTATATGGACCGGAAATTTCTGGTTCTCAAGGTTTTAACTTCGGTGGAACTGCTACAAATGCACCAGATATCTTTGCTCTTAACGTAGATAGAAATAGATACAAGGAGAGCTTAATGCCAGGTACATTTAATATCAGCATTTCTGGTTCTGGAGGTAAGATTACATTATGTGATAACAGTAACGATGTATCTACAGTAACTTATTTAGACTGTGGTAGAGTATTTAACCTTGTTTCTGGTTCTTACGGTAAAGCAGTTGGTATTACACCAGTAGGTGGTATCGCTCCAGGCTATACAGTTTCTGGTTCTTACGGTTTATTCTTACCAGATATCGGTACAATTATCTTAAATCCAAGTGCTCTTGCTTTAGGACCTACTTACGGAGGTATTAACTTAACAGTAGATCGTCAAAACTACGGTAGTGGTTCTTATACCTTGAACGCTTCTGCTTCTTATACGTCCAATAACAACACTATTTTGTATCAAGCAATTTCTAGAAGTGCAAACTTCCAGTTAAATTCTCAAGAAACTATTTCTTCAGATTATGTGTTTGTAAGAGTAGGTAATTCTGATTACAATTACTCAACAAATCCAACATTTACTTCTGGTTCTACAGGTGCTGTATTATATCAAACAATGATCTACAGTCCTCAAACATACGTAACAACAGTTGGTTTATATAATAGTAACAGTGAATTATTAGCAGTAGCTAAATTATCACAAGCCTTAGTTAAAGACTTTACAAAAGAAGCATTAATTAGAGTTAAGTTAGATTGGTAATAAAATAAAACAATGAGTAGAGCATCAAATAGTCTTAAAGTTACTGATGTTACGGCTACTCCCATTAAACTTAAATACTCCGCTTCTTATAGTAATACTACTATATGCGATTCGGGCATTTATGCACAAAGTGGGTTGAATGGCCCCGTTACAGTCACTGGATCAATACCGCAAAGAACATTGCGTTACTGGTCCATTAGGCATTTGTTCTATTCTAACTTCTTAACTGGTAGTTATTTAACTACTACTTCTAGCTTCGATAACTTCTTACAATCGACAGCTGCATCTGGAACTTTAGAGAATGACAACGTACTATCTTCTTCGGCGGATGTTCGTTATTTTCCTACAGAATCTAATGCAAAAATCAAAATTATTAATATTCCTAAAAGCAGTTTTGGAGAGAAGACTTCTAGAAAAAGCTTCTTTTTAGAATCTGCTGACGGAACTAGCTATCAATTAGTTGATGACGGAAACGGTAACATTATCGACGTCTTTAACGATGATGTCCATGTAGGGAATATCATTTATGCACAGGGATTTGTGATTATTACCAATCCAGATTACTATTGTGCAATGGATGGCGGTCCTTTTACTTTTCCCAAGTCTTATGTATTCGACGTAACAGAGTCGGTTAAGTCATTTAACCCAATAACAGACGCACAGCCAGATTGTGCTCCTGTAGATGCAACGACTGTTGCTCTTTTACCTTACCCTGGATATCAATTTCCAAGTTCTAGTATCGCTACAAACGGTACTGTCACACTTAGTGAATCAGATTCATTAACAAATATTGTTGGTACTTATAAAGATTATTATACAGTTGAATCTACTTACTGCGCATCATCAGATAAGCAGCCAATAACGGTTCAAATTGTAGATTGTTCAGTTAGAAACTTAACAGCAACAGCTTTAAGTTGTAGTATTAATGGAATTGTTCTAACTTATATTCCACCACCTACTGCAACACCAACACCAACATCTACACCTACACCTTCTGCTACACCATCACCAACTCCAACACCTTCTGCTACACCAACAGCAACTCCAACGCCTACTCCATTACCTCCGACAGCTACTCCAACTCCAACACCGTCTGCTACTCCAACTGCAGGTCCAACATTAACACCAACTCCTACTGTGAGTCCTACACCAACTCCAGTACCTGTTGCATTCTCTTTAGCAAATGATTGTGATACTAACACCGTTAGAGTATACAACATGTTAAACGGTAGCGGTCAATACGAAGGCACTACTGTCTACTTCAGTGAAGCTGAAGCATTGGGCGGATTGTTCTTTGACGTACCTCCTACGGATGTAACTTCTGGATACTATACAAGTAGAAGCGGTTATGCAGCTGGCGTGACAATGTATGTAGCAGTTAGAGACAAGCTTAATCCAAGTAATGTAACTGTTAACTCGATTGTATTAGCTGCTTGTCCTACACCAACACCTACTCCAACAGTACCTCCAGGCGATTTATACACAGCAACAATAATATTAAACTTTGTTCCAACATCGCAGATTGTAAGTAGCGGTTGTGAAGCTTATACAAACTGTACTTGGTAATAAACTAAAAGATTATGGCATATCCATGTGACAAATATACATACTACTACCAAAACACTCTAACTCCTGGAACAGGGCTGTTAAACCAATCCTTCTATGTAGGCTCAAATGGCGGTGCAGTTCAAGACGGATACTATAGTGATGGGTCTTACGTATACACTGTCGTAGGTGGCATAGTAACAAGCGTAGTGACAGTAGGAGATTGCGGCAGTATTCCAACACCAGAACCAATACAGTACTACGAATATAACTTTGCTTTTGCAGCTAATGCAGTACTTGCCTGTACTAAAGGTACAGATCCTGGACAATTAACTACATTATATAGTAATGCTAATACTTCAGACTTGTACGGACCAAGCGGAATTGTAAACTATTCACCTCAATCTGACGTATATACTTTTGGATACTATCTGTATACCGATACTGGATTATCTAGCGCTGTAAGTAACGGATATTATTCAGATGGAGTATATTATTTCAGAGTAAACGGAAGTGGTGCAACAGCAGGATTAATAACAGCAGCAGGATATTGTTAACGATAAAACTATTTATATAAAATAAAATGACGTTTCCTTATAAAATACAATGTACATCGGTTGGAGTAAGCACAGACTTATTTACCATCATGTATAGTATTGTAGGAAGCTCTACATTATACGTAGCAGGCGCACCTTGCGGTGGAGGAGAAGCAACGCTTATTACCGGAGCTCAATTAATAAGTGGGTTTACAGCTTTATTTCCTGCAAACGTAGGAACCGTTTACGTATATAATATCGGAGGAGATTGTGTAGATAAATTTACAGCTGTAACAATAGCTTAAAATTAAATTATAAATAAAGGATATATAACAAGAGATTAGATAAAAATGGCAGATAATAGATATTTAGTAACCGTTACAAGCTTCGGCGCAGACACAAGCGATACATTTAGTATCTCTTACAACCTTATCGGAGATCCGACTCAGATAACGGTGGCTGTTAACGTTACTAAAGCAGAACTACTTGCCGGTTATTATATTACTATCCCTAGTAATGCAAACAATGTTTATATTGCTAACGAAAGCGGATTCTGTAACTGTTTCTCTGATTCAGCTTTAGTACCAGGTGCTCCAACTCCAACTCCTACGCCGACTGCTACTCCTTCTCCTACACCAACTCCTTCTGCTACACCAACCGCTACACCAACTCCTTCAGGTACTCCAACACCATCACCTACTCCTTCTGCTACCCCAACTGCAACGCCGACTCCTAGTCCTACACCAACTCCGGTACCTGTTCCAATATATTATAGACTTAATTTAGCTGCTAACGTACCGGCTACTATGTCTATTAAAGTACAAAGTCCTTCAGGATCAGCTACATCTAGTAGCTACTTCTATTCAAGCTCTATAAGTGGATCTTTTAACGCTCTCCCTGGGGATTATGTAATCTTTAGCGGATATAATAGCGGAAGTGCATGGCCATTAACCGGTACTTCTACAATGACTTTATCTGTTACTGGATCTTCAAATTCTGGTAGCAATGTTTCTGTATTCTCTAGCAGTAGTTTAGTAACTAAAGGAACTTATTTAACAGGATCATTTACAGGATCTTTATCAGGAAGCGTATTAACTACTTACGCTTTACCGTCTACAGCTACACCAACTCCAACTTCAACCCCTACTTCAACACCAACACCGTTACCAGCTACAGCTACACCAACACCAACCGCTACTTCGACTCCTACTCCAACACCTTTACCGGTAGAAGTTAAATACTCTTTATCTTTAGATGCTGCAGTTCCTGCGAGTATGTCTATTGTAATACAAAGTCCTTCAGGATCAGCTACATCTTCAAGCTTATTAATTTCTAGCTCTCAAGCCGGATCTTTAACTGCTCGTGTTGGAGACTATGTAACATTTAATGCTTATGCATCTCAAAGTACATGGCCTGTATACGGACATCCTTCAATGAGCTTAACAGTTACTGGTTCTTATACAGCTAGTTTATTGACAGATGACAAAGATATAGTGTTATCTCAAGGAACTTACTTAACTGGATCTTATGCAGCTACTGCATTAACAGGTAGCGTTTCTACAGATTTACCGATTTATACGTTACAGTTAGGATATAGTACAGCAGGCTTCTATCAAGCTTGTAGTCAATATGCTATAGGATCTAAAGTAACTGTTTACTCTTATACATCTTTCCCTGACTTGACTAACGGTACTGCAATTTACAGTACTTACGCTGTACCATTAACAGATGCAGCACCTAACGGATGGTATTCAGATGGAACTGATGCTTGGATAGCAACAGGTGGATCAATGTACGGACAAACTTCTTGTAGTGCTCCAACTCCTACTCCAACTCCAACTCCAACACCTCCAGGTATTGGTTACTTAAGATATACAGGAACAACTTACGCTAGTAAGAATGCAGCTTGTATAGATCCTAACTACGCACCAGGTACTCAAATGTACCTAAACGATGATGTATTACCTCAAGTAGGCGATATATTCTACACAGATATTCAATGTACTACGCCATTTAACGGCGGTGGTTTAATTTATAAAGTTTCTAGAAGCAGTTCAACATTCCAACAATGGGGTATTGAAATTGGTGCTCTAGGTACTATCTTATCTATAACGGATTGTTCTACAGTTCCAACACCAACACCTACACCGACTCCTTCAGCAACACCTACACCTACACCAGTACCGGTACAAGTTAAGTATTCATTTACAATGGACGACCTTGTTCCTGCTACTATGTCTATCGTATTGCAAAGTCCTTCCGGATCAGCTACATCTAGTAGTATAATCTTAACAGGTTCTCAAACTGGCTCTTTATCTGCTCAAGAGGGTGACTTTGTAACATTTAATACTTATGCATCTCAAAGTACATGGCCAGTTTACGGATATCCTTCAATGAGCTTGAGTACTATTTCTGGCTCTTATGTAATCACTGATATTACTGCTGATAAAAATGTACGCTTGACTCAAGGAACCTACTTGACTGGTTCATTCTTAAAGACATTAACAGGAAGTGCAACATCAGATCTTCCAATCTATACTTTACAGTTAGGCTATAGTACTGCTAACTTTACAAATGCATGTAGTAACTTTGCTATAGGCACTAAAGTAACTGTCTACTCTTATACTCCAACTAGCTTATTAACAAACGGAGATGTACTATACGATACTTATAACGTACCTTTATCAAGTACAGCACCTAATGGATGGTATTCTGACGGTACTAATGCATGGATTGCAACAGCTGGTTCATTGTATAACCAATTAGCATGTACCTCTCCAACTCAAACTCCTACACCTACTCCTACACCTGTCGGCGTTGCATTCTTAAGATATACAGGAGCGACTTATGCTAGTACAACAGCAGCTTGCGTAGATCCAAACTATGCACCAGGTGCTACAATGTACTTAAATGCTGATACTGTACCAAATGTAGGCGACTTCTTCTATACAGATATTAACTGTACTGCATCGTTTAACGGCGGTAGTTTAACTTATAAAGTATCTAAAGATGCTTCAAGATGGGGCATTACAATCGGTGCTACCGGTCAAATTACAGCAGTTACAGATTGTTCAACAATTCCAACTGCTACTCCAACACCTACTCCATTACCTGCAACCGCTACACCAACACCTACTGCTACTCCATTACCTGCTACAGCAACTCCAACTGCTACACCATTACCAGCTACACCAACACCTAGTCCAACTCCTGCACCTCCAACGTTTGCTTTCTTAACAAACACTGGTAGAAGTGGATATACAGCAGCTTGTTCAGCAGCTAAGACTCTTACGGTTTATGCATTTAGTAACATCTGGGGTAGTGGAAATACCTACTACGACAGTAATACAACAGGCTTTGCACCTTACGCTGGTGCTAACCAATGGTTCGTTTACAGTGGCGTTGCTATTCAAATAGACGACAATGGTGTATCTTCTAACGATACTAACTGTCCTACTGCAACACCTACTCCTCTTCCTCCAACTGCAACACCAACACCATTACCTCCGACAGCTACACCAACACCTTCTGCTACACCAACGCCAACACCTACACCATTACCAGCTACAGCAACTCCTACTGCTTCACCTTTACCAGCTACTTCAACTCCAACACCTACTCCTTCTCCAACTCCTTTAGGACCGGGCTTCGGATTCTCAGTAGGTAACGGATCTAATACTCCAACTCAAGCTTGTAATGCTGCTAAGACTCAAACAATCTATGCATTTGCTAGTACATTCGGCGGTGGTCAAACATACTATACTAGCAACACTTATCCATTCAGTACGTTTGCTGGAGCTAATAAGTGGTATTCTAGCGGTGGAGTATCTGTTCAGATAGACGATAGTGGTGTATCTTCTAACGATACTAACTGTCCTACAGCAACTCCTACACCATTACCGGCAACAGCTACACCTACACCATTACCGGCAACTGCTACACCAACGCCTACTGCTACTCCGTTACCGGCTACTTCAACACCAACTCCAACACCGTTACCGGCTACTTCAACACCAACTCCAACACCGTTACCGGCAACCGCTACACCGACTCCAATACCTGCTACTTCGACTCCAACTCCGGTACCTACAGTAACAGCTACTATCTATGCTAAGCGTAATAGTATTGCAGGCGATACAACATACTTATACTACAGTACAGACGGTACAACTTGGAATACTACATTCCAGAACGTAGCTAGAGGTACAACATGTCAATTATATGCTACAGTAACTGTACCTCAAAACGGAACATTGTACTTGAAACAAACAAACGAAATTCAAGGAGTAGACGTACCAGCGGTAGCTTCAGAAAGTGCTTGTCCAAGCAGTCTTTCAGGAGAGATTTGTCAAAATACAATTAGCATGACAGCTAGCAAGACAATATACGTATACGTTGATGCTGCAAACTATAGCCCGCCAGTATGTTAATCTAAACTAAACTACTATGACACTCTATACAGTAAAAATGCAAATGACACCGGGAGATGATTCAATCTATACTACTGGACTTACACCAGGAGGAGATTCATGGACCTATGAAACTTATGCAGAAGCGGAAGCTAAGATGTTAGAATTAAAAGCTACTGATACAACTGATAGAGTTTACGATATACATACATACGAACAAAGTGTTTAAAAAATAAAGTTGGAAAACTGAATTAAATTAGTTATATTATAAAAAAGAAATGTTATGAGGAAGATTAAAGTAAAAGATACTGATAAGATCTTTGTACAAATAGCTAGTTATAGAGACCCGCAATTAATCCCTACGATTAACGATGCTCTGGAAAGAGCTTTACATCCGGAAAGACTTGTATTCGGTATTTGTTGGCAATACGACGAAACGGAAGATCCAAATCACTACGACGGAAATCCTCAATTTAGAGTAAGTAAGCATCATTACAGTGAAAGCCAAGGTTTAGGCTGGGCTAGAAATATAACTAATCAACTCTTAGAAGACGAAAAATATACTTTACAGTTAGATTCTCACCACAGATTTTTAATGGGATGGGATAGGATGATGGTAGAAGACTACGAACAAGCTTCTACTATGTCTAAGAAACCTATCTTAAGTACATATGTTACTCCTTTCGAAGTAGATAAGATAGAACAATGCCGTTGTCATTTAAATAAGACTCCGTGCTTAATGTCTCAATATGAATTTAGTCCAGATAAGTTACTTATGAGTATGCCTTGGTATATTCAAGATTATAAAGAAAGAGATACAGTTATTAAAGCTCGTACCCTTAGCGGACACTTTTATTTTACAAAGAGTGAATTTATTAAAGAAGTACCTTACGATCCAGATATCTACTTTGGAGGTTATTGTGAAGAGACTACTATGAGTGTTAGAGCTTGGACATCAGGTTATGATTTCTTCAGTCCTTACCGTCAGTATATTTGGCATGAATACACAAGACAGGGTAGACCAAAGCATTGGGAAGATCACGGTACTAAAAGTGAAACCGAAAAGACTAGTGGTCAAAGAGATGTTTATGCTCGTCAAAAGACTCGTCAAATATTCGGACAAGAAGATAATGGTATTGATTTAGGTATTTACGGTTTAGGAAATGTTAGAACTTTACATGATTACGAAGTGTTTGGTGGATTTGATTTTAAAAATTGTAGAATACAAGACTATACTTTACAGGTAAAAGAACCTGCCAATCCTACTCCATGGGAGGAACAATTTAAGAGTATAAACTTTAATTTAATTTGTGATTGGGATAAAGAATTCTTTAAAGAGCAGCAATTTGAAAAACCTAAATTTTTAACTTTAGGACTATTAACTAAAACTGGCGAAGAGGTTTATAGAAGAGACTTTACTATGGAAGAAGAGCCTGATTATGTTAATTTAAAAATTACTCAATTTAATGCTGTAGGTAGAGCAGTAGAAGCACCTACTACATTAGTTATGTATCTTTACGACGAAGAAAAACAATGGAGTAATAGGTACGAAAAAGCAATTTAATGAAGATAGTCTTTTTACTAATTGGGGCAGAAGGAAGACCTAAAGTTTTAAACGGAGATACTATTAGATATGGTCAAGCTCCTGCTTCAGGTACAGACCAGTCTGTTATTATGGTAGCAGAATACCTAGCAAAAGGCGGTCACGACGTTACAATCGTCTTAGGTAAAACAGATAAACAACCTTGTAGAGGAGTTAAATACGACGATTTTAATTACGAAAGCTTAAAAGATCAAGAAGTAGATATTATAGTTTCTGCTCTTTGGTTTTCTAAGTATGAAGAACTTCCTTTTAAAGTAACTAAAGGCTTAATATACTGGTATCACATGGCATGGGTGTACGGCATTGATGAAATAACTCGATACTGTACTGCAAATAATTTAAAGCTAGGTTTTGTTAATATCTCTAAATGGGCACGTGAACAAAACGAATGGAGTGTAAAGTTAGGGCAACAACGAATTGAAAATACATTCGATGTTATTATACCTAATCCGATAATGACCGATCTTATCGATGAAATTTTACAAGAAAAACAAATAGAAAGAAGAGATAAGAGTACAGTCTTTCATGCACAATACAGTAGAGGTGGTCAAGTTGCCAGTAGAGCAGTACAAGAATTAGGTTGGGATCCAATATACAGATTCGATTATACAGATGCTGCAAACGGTACAGATAAAAAGATATTATTTGAAAAGCTTTTAGAATCTGATTATTTTATATTTCCTCTTTATCATCCAAACGGTTGTGTATACAAAGATACTTTCTCTTGTGCCGTAGCAGAAGCTATTGCAGCAGGAGTTATTGTAATTACTTATCCTTTAGGTGCTATACCGGAATATTTTTCAGACGGATGTTCTTTCTTAGTTTTCCCTTACGGTACTAATATGGAGAAAATGATGACCGAAAGAGTATCTTGTGATGCACAGTATATGGATTTCCATTATAATATTTTAGATACTGTAAGAAATCTAGAAGAGAATCCAGAACTTAAACAGCAAATAAGAGATAAATCAAAGACTTTAATAAAGGAAAATTTCTCTATTGAAAAGGTAGGTAAAGAATGGGATAAGTTATTAGAAGAATTTGGACCTATTGAACCTCCTGCAGACAGTCCTTTTAATTTCTTCGATAAAATATTTTATATTAACTTAGATAGCCGTCCTGACCGAAAAGAGTTCATGGAGCAGCAATTTAGAAAGTACGGTATTAAGGCTGAAAGGTATTCAGCAGTAAATGTTACTAAAGAACAAAACGAAGACTTTGTTAAAAGAGGCTGTGTATTTTACGACGATACAAGACCTGATTATGCACCAAGAATAAAATCTTGTACCTTATCTCACCTCTTTATTATGTTCCAGGCAAAGTTAATGAATTATAAAAACTACTTAGTGCTTGAAGACGATGCTCTTTTCGATGAAAATATTGTAGAGGAGTTAAGAAATTGTGTTAATGAATTAGAAGGTAAAGATTGGGATATGTTTTATTTAGGGTGTAATCCTTTAGAATATTACAAAGAGACAGAGTATTTAGGAAGATTATTACGTACAACTACCACACATGCTTTTGCTGTTAATCAAAAATTCTACGATACTATTTTAAATGCTGATTTCTTTCACCGTTATCCTTGTATTGATGGCTTTATAGGTAATTTAGG